TTCTTGAGCTGCTAATACGTAGTCAATAGTTAAAGTGTCAGTTGCTGTTGGAGTGATTTGATATACTGGAGTTAAAATAGCATTAGTTAATGTTGTACCAGTTGAACCAATCGTAGGTGAAGCTACTCTAGAAAATATAGCATGCTCTGAGTATACTATTAAATCAGTACCATCGTAGTATACAGATACTTCAATCCATGTATCAGCAGCTGCAGTAACAACACCTGTTGCTAAAGTAGTAGCTGTTGAGTTAACAGTTGATATTAAGTTTAATGAAGTTGATGATGCTGCTTTAGCAAACCAAATACCTTCAGTAGCTGAAGCACCATTTCTTAAACCTACATAGAATGCTTTAGCACCTGATACAGCTGAAGCTTTAAAGCGAATAGTATACCATAGTTTTTTACCTGCTTGGAATTGAATAAATGTTGCTGGTTTGTATGCAGCAGTTGCTGTTGTAGCAGCTCCTGGTGTTAACACTGCTAAGCCACCTGCACCATTTGTTAAAGCAAATGTTGAAGATGCTCCAGTTACTGTATAGTCAGTACCAATTAATGTGTTAAAATCATTAGTGTAAGAAGAAGAACCAGTAGTATCAATACTAGAACCGCTTGTATGGAATGGATCAGGAAACGGATAGTTACCTAATGGATATTGTGAATCAACGGTTGCAACACCGCTTGTAAATCTTGTTGGCGTACTCATGTAAATCTCCTTTGACGTTGTTATGTTTTTTAACAACGCTTATCTCTAAGCGTCATCAGAGAACAATAAATTATTTACCCTTTTTGACAGGTGGGCGTTTACCTTTTTTTTCTTGAATTGGATATGACATATAAACTCCTTGATAAAGATGAGAGGGACGTTTTAAGCCCCTCTACCTTTAATTAAGTCCTAATTAAGGACCGTTAACACCGTAGATTGCTCTAGGATCTGTCCAACCAAAGCTATATCTTTCGTAACCTTTAGCCTTAGCATTCATTGTATCAAAATCATTGTCTTGATCGAATTGAATACCAACACGTGAGTAGTACTTAAGACCGTTTTGGATGTTAGTTCTAACAAACCATGCGTTTGGTGATGTTAAGTAGTGGTTCATTACGATACCTTCTGGTAAAGCATTTGTCGCTACTAAAACGTTCACTGCATTGTTTGCTGTTGATGGTGTGTACGCTGACTTAAGAATACGATGAGCATTCCAGAAGTTTTGACGTGCAACGATTAGAGACTTCGGCATAACATTGATCAAAAGACCACGGTCATTTTGGAAGCCCATAATTGCTGTTAAAGCATCTTCTAAAGAAGCTTCTGACAAGTCAGCAGCAACTGTAGGAGCGTTAGCAAATGTACCACCTGATGTGTTAGGATGTGCTGTATTACATAATGACACACCGTCACCACCTTTGTATGTATTGTTAAATGCACGGTTGTAGATGTTAGCACCAACGTTTTCTTTCGTTTGACGGAAAGACATTGCTAATGCAGCAGATCTACGACGTGATACTTGTTCATACAAGTTGTCATCTAACTCTTCTTTTGTTACGATATAACCCAAAGCGTAAGCAATGTGTGTATAACGTGTTGTGAAACCTTGAATTTCTGAATCGTATGCAACGCCAGAACCTTCGGATTTAACTGGAGCTAAACCGAAACCTGTAAGTTGAACATCTTCTTCATAGTTCATTGAGGATGTGTCGCTGTCGAACAATTGAGAATATTCTTCTTTATGTTCATCGTAGACTTGACCCCACCATGCTTTGATCCCTGGCCATAGAGCCTTAGGATGTGAAGCGGTTGTTATAATACCAGCCATGTTATATTCTCCTTATTAAGCCGTGCCAACTGGGTTGAGGAATTGATGCTTGTTCCATTTTACCAAAGCTTGAGCATAAGCACCAGCTTCATTATTAACTGCTTGAACTAAGCCAATAATTTGTAATGGTAAAGCTAATGAGCCAGAAGACGCAATAGCTAAGAATGAAGAAGCGTTCAATACTGTGTTTGATAGCGGAGCTGATTGAGCAAGAGTTGTTTGGTTAGCAGTAATAGTTAAACCAGAGTTCTTGAATACGTCAGCAGCAGCTACACCTGTAGCATCACCAGTTACTTGGAAAATAACATTCGGATCATCAACTACGTAAACATAGCGAAGACCTGAGTTAAGTGGTAAGTAAATTGTGTTTAATGCCAATGTTGTACCTACAAGAGATACGCTTGGATCTGATACACGGATACCAACGATAACACCAACTGGTGTATCAGTAGAAGCCGCTTTTGTTACATAAGGTACACCTGAAGTATCACTAGAACCTGCAACTTTAACAACGTCGCCAATAGCGTAAGTGTTAGAACCGTCGTTAGCGATAGCATAAAGGCGACCCTGCTCGTTAAACGGAGCACCAGTAATTGTACCTACTGGGCTAAGTCCACGAGGGATATTTGCGTTAGCCATTTTTATTTCCTTTTAGAAATTAAGTTTATGTTTTGTAGTTAATACCACCCTTAGGAGTATAGAAACCTTCAGAACTTGTACCGTCCTTAACGTTTACACCACCACGGATTGCATCATCTACTCGATCATTTCGTTTTTGTAACTCTCTTTGATCTTCTTCGTGCCATTCTTGTTTAATTTTTAACAAGTAGCCATAAAGACCATCACCTTTCTCACTTGTACCGACGAGGTATCTTACCTTCTCTCCTAAATCTGTATTACCAGATGTAACGCTATCTTTTACACCGCCCACTTCGTCAGGAGCTACAAACTCCCAACCTCCATCAATTGCGGTTTGGATACGACCAGGTTCATCATTAAAGATGTGTAGTACATATCCAGGGATTTGATGATTTACAGTTAACTTAGCTTGAGTACCATTAAAAACGTTTCTAATACGATCACGTGTAGGACGTTCTGTAGTAGTTCTAGTAAGTGCCTGTTCTTTTTTCTCTTCAATTGTTAATGCTTTAGCCATAATTGTTCTCCTTAGCTCCAGTCGTATGAATCGACATATTCTTGTTTAGATTTAATCCATCCATTTTTAATGAATCGATCACATGCTTGTTTTGCGTCATCAGGTAGGTTATCATAAGATTTTTTACTAGATGTTGTACCTCCCCTAACGTTACCAGTAGAATCTACTGCACTACCCTTAGCTTTTTTACCTAAGGACTTATGGGGAAAATACTCCACAATCTTTTCATCAAGCTTCTCTAAAAAAGCACGACCAGACAGGTGGGGGAATTGTCGTCTTACCGATTCTCCTAATCCATTAGCTACGTTAGTCATTTCAATGTCGTCTCCGAACCATTGATTGCGACCTAACCAGCTTTGTAAATCAGGGTCATTTGGTATGCTGACCTGTGCTTCAGTTTTAGCAGGCTCTTCAGCTTTTTTCTTAGCTTCGGCCTTTGCTTCTTTCTGAGCATCTTTTAATGAATCAATTTGGTCGTCAATATCAACTACCAAATCTCCATCCCCTGCTGCAATTGCTTCTCGTTTCTGAGTTTTTAACTGGGCAATCTGTACTTCATATTCAGCTGCCTTACGTTCAAAAGACTCTTGTTGGAATGCTTTAAATTCCTCAACGGATGCTTTTATGCTGTCAATTTCTTTGGCTTTTTCATCCAACTTCTTCATAAGTAATTCATTATTCTTACGGAGAATAGGATTAATTTCTTTACCTCTTTTTACAAATACTTCTGCATCTACCCAATCAGCATCTGATCCTCTAAACTCTTCTTTAGGAACCCAACCAAAAATACGTGCTTCTTTTTCAACTTGATGTTGCTGTTGTTCTTGTTGCTCAGTACTTACTTCTTGTTGCTCTACTTGATTTTCTTCTGACATATGGTTTCCTTTAATCGACTAATGCTACAACATCTAAATCATTTATGATTCGGTATTCTTTGCCATCATCGCCTGTATAGATTAGGCCTGAGTACTTACCAAAGATTACATGATTTCCAACATCAGCCCAGGGGCTTGGTTGATCTAACCATGCAGTATTGCCTAATTCGACAATAGTACCTTTTAGTTGTGCTAGTCTTTCCCTATCTCTATTTTCACCGACTGACAAAATAATACCACTCTGTGTTACTTCTTCCACTGGATCTGGGAGTATTAAAACTCTATGACCCTTTGGGTGAATTCCACTAGTATTTTGCATCTTCTCTTGCTCCTTCTACTAAATCCTCATATGTTAAATTAAGGATACTTAATACTGCACTACATCTTCCTTTTATTTCTACTTCATTGTCCACAGTACCACGGACAAGCATCTCTTTTAGATATTCCCTATCATTGTGTAGGGACTTCTTGAGTGCTTTGGTCACCGGGTGTTCCACCCAATCCAAGAACTCCTGCTGCGTTATTATCATACTCTACTACTCCCTCGGTTGCTTTCATCATTAAATCAATAGACTTAAGAATGCCATCCTGATGAGCTTTAGCTGCACCTAACTTAGTTTGTAACATAGCGATATCATGTCCTGCTCTAATACCACCTGCTTCTTCAAGTGCCTTAGCTGCTTCTGCTTCCATTTTAGCTATTCTAGCCTTGTCTACCTCTGCCTCTTGTTGTAGTTTTAATACACCAAGTTTAAACTTAGTTTCAAGTGAAAGTTTACGTTCTTGAGCTTTAATTTGTTCAACTTGAACCTTAACATCTGGACCACCTTGAATAGCATTAGGTCCTTGAGGGTCTGGTAGAACTTCATCGATATTAGGTATCTTAAGAGCTTCAAGGTAACGTTTCATTACATTGTATACATTAAAGCCTGGAACCATTAAAGCTGTTTGTTTTAAAGTTTCAGCTTGCATAATACGTTGTACATCAGATACTACATGTGGATCTGCTGCAGGACGAATGTCTGTGCTATTATCTTGATAGTCTGTAGCTAGAACACCACCACCTGCAAATTTAGTTTCTTCTGGTAAGTATAATTGATTTAAACGATATACTTTACGAATCTCTTCATTTAAAGCTCTATATGTACGTTTAAATATACCAGCAAATACTTTCATACCTTGTTCTGCCATAGTACGTGATGTCTCTGCAGGAGTATTCTGACCTACATTTTCACCTACCATAATGTCTGTAGAACCTACAATTCTCTCACCATAGTTAACAAGTGTTGTTAATAGTGTGTAAAGAACTTGACTTGGTTCACGAACAGGTAATGGATAAATACCTTTAGCTAAGTCTTCTCCAGTAGAATCTACATGTTTCCATTCCATAGGAGCAAAGTTATAGTTACCACCACGGATCTTAATACCTCTTGAGAGGAATCCACCTGCTGTGTTAGCCATTGTGCCAGCATCAACAAGTTGGTTAATGATTGTATTGATAGATTCGTTTAGTGGTCCTAAAAGAATACCAAAACCAATATCATAGAAACCACCATCAGGTGAAGGTATGAATGAATACTTAGTAAAATAACTCTCAGGTTTAATACTTAGGATTTCATTCTTATCATTTCTTTTAATAGATGTCTCAAAATAGTTAGCAACAATACGAACTACTTTACGAGTATCTTTATGTACTGTAATGATGTACGGTTCTTTAAAACCATCACCATCTAAATCTTCCCAACGATGCTGTTCAATAAACTCAAACGGTGTACCAGGATCTGATTGAGGTTGGTATACACCTTGAGCTTGATCTTGTGCTTGACTTAAATCATCTTCTTGAATAGTTTGTTGTGGTCTGATTTTAAAGTCATCAGTCCAAATACCACGACGTTGTCTAGATAGAACATCGTTAACTGATAAGTAAAGAACATGAGATTGACGATTACAATCTTTTAAATTCTTAGTCCAGTAAGATACAACAAAGTCTTTAGCTAATACATTTTCTGATACTGGATGATCTTCATTGAAGTCCCAATATGTTTTCTTAAATGCACAACCAACAATAGGTACTGTAATAAGCACCTTATCCATTTCTGATTCCCAGCATTCATCTTGCTTTAATAACTGGTAACTCATGTGTCTTTCAACACGTTTATTTCTGTCTTCTAATTCTTTTGATGCTCTAGGATCCATGCTTGTAGATGAGTCATAGTCTACTTTAACAAGCTGATCACTAGGTATTAAAGCAGGATAGGCTCTGCTATGAAACTGTAGTGCTGCAATAGTAACTAGTGGAAACTTAATATTAGAAGCATTAGTCCAAGGAAATGATTTAGCTTCTGATACTTGAAGAGCTAACTTCATAGCATTTTCTACACGCTTTTCCCATTGACTACGTGATTCTTTATCTAAGTTATACTCATTAATTACATGATAACCGATAGTATTAAGAGCTCTTTCATCTAACAAATCTACTATGTTAGGAGAAGCTAATAATTTATTAATATTTAATTTTACGTCTAGTTCCATTTAATATCCTGTTATTTGTGAACGTCCATCATTTACTACAGAACGCTTAGCCTTTTGATATTCATACTCATCTTCCTCTTCAGGAGTATCAGCATCTTGTACTTGGTCTACAATAAGACCTAACCAACTTAAAGCATCCACCTGGTCATCATGTCTAGCTTTAGGGAAGCGAACTAACTCTTCTTCTAAATCTGGATACCAAGAAGCACTTTTGTCAAACTTAACACCACCTGCTCTAAACCTTGCTTGAAATGATCGTGCTCTAGTTTGTTTATCTTTTGTAGGAGTCATTGGAAACAGACTCATATATTGTTGTCTAGCTAACTGCTCACGTCTTAGTATAGGACCAAGAGCCTTCTCAATAGCTCCTCGTTCTGTTACAAAGTATTGAGGTTCGTATTTCTTTTGTACTGCAAACATCTCATCAACAATCTCTAAGGAATCCCATCTTCCTCGTCGAATATCAACTATGTTCATTACACCATCCGAATCAATTCCACCAATAGCAATGACAGTATAATCGCTACGTTCTCTAGTAGAAATGGCGAAGTCCACTGCAGCGTAGTAAGTAAGTTTCTTTTCTTTATGTTTGATTGCATCTAGTGTAAACTTTGGTATCTCAATAAAGTCAGGACGCTTAAAGTAAGCTGTTGACTCATCAATTGGATAGTTTAAAAACTCTTGAGCATATACTTCAGGAATACCCTGTTTAGTATAATCTTCTTTCTTAGTTTGAAAGAACTCTGCATTATATCTATCATTCCATAGTATATGCTGGTAATCTTCTGAGTGAGCTCTGTATCTTACAGATCTCCACTCTACACGTTTACGTGTTGAATATGTTTTTAATGGATCAACTTTAGTATAATCGCCATCATAATCGGGAGGCATAATACGATTGAGTAAGGAATCGAGATGTAACACAGTTCCCACAACACGTACAATACCATGCTGAGACCTACAAGGAAGAAGTGCAGCATAAAACCATCTTCTGAATTTCTCTCTACGGTCTTTGCTTTGTACTTGTTCATCGCCTTCTAAGTCATCACATATAATTAAATCAGGTCTACGTTGATCCCACTTGAGTCCCCGTACCCTTTGTTCTGCACCACGTACTAAAACTCTGAACTGTTCACCATCTGTAAACTCTACAATGATATCAGTCTGTGAGTCTTTAATAAGACCTTTGATACCAAAAAGAGTAACTAAGTCTTCATTGTTAATTAGTTCATCTTTAAGATCACTGAGGAAGTTAGTTGCCTGGCTTTCAGTATCTGATACAATTAAAGCAAACTTTCTATCTCTAAATAAAAGAGCAGCGAGCAAGTAGGCATGAGTGATTGCAGTGGATTTACCGTGTGCCCGCGGGGCTGCAATTGCTACAAGAGGATTGTCGCTGCAACAGAGATCCCACCACTCCAGATGGCATTGCGGAGTAGGGGTAGTACCGTCATAACGTCTTGCTAAACATGCTCCAGCAAAACCGTGGATCATGTCTGGAGTTAACTTCATTTATGTTTTTTCTGTTTCTCACCAGGTCTATGACCATTGTCACTACGATTAGCTGATACTGCACGTGTTCTTGTGTTACTTAAAGCTTTAGATCCACCAGAACGTAAAGGTTTTTTATGGTCTACATCAGTAGGTCCTGCACCCTTAGCTCTAGAAGCTTTGTTTCGTGCAGCTCTATCCTTTTTAGCTTTGGTAGAGTCAGCAAACAAGTCATACTCTTGTTTATAATTACGTTTATAATTTGGTGAACTAGGCATTACTTTTTACCTTTTGTAAACTTTGTATAATGTTCATTTGATAAATTATTATAAGCATTATAAATATCTTTATTTTTAAGATGTGTTAAATTTTTATAAATCTCTGCTTGTTGTGCAATTCTAGTATTAGCATCTTTACCAGAACCAATATAGTATTTAGCAAGAGCTAAACCTTTAAGTCCTGGTTGTTCTTTACTTTTAACATAAAGAGCTAAAGGGACATGTAATGCTCGTGTATCATAAGAATCTTTAGCACTTGTTCTATAAACATCAGCTTTACTAATTAGTTTACCAGTAACTTTATCTCTAATCGTTTCTTGGTTAGTAGACTGTTTTAAACCTAGTTTAAGAGCTTTATCAGTAATATCTTTATAAGATTCTGCTCTAGATGTCCAATTAGGATCAGCAAGTAACTTAGCATCTAATGCTTCTACAGACTCTTGAAGCTTCATTGATAGAGTATCATAGTGATATTCTAAATCTTTATTTCCAGCCTTAGCTGCAATCCTTGACTTCATTTCCATCTCTCTTTGTTTAAGAGCAAGGTCATTAGACTTAGCTATTATATCATTAAGATGTTTTGGAGGTGGAGTTTTATAATCAACATAAACACCATTGTTTCCATAGTCGTCAAATCTAGATTCTCTAATTGCAAGTGGTAACATTTGATCATGAGTTTCATCATCAAGTAACCCTATACTTTTACTTTTACCTCTAGCTCTTGCTAAAGAGTTAATATAATCTACAGGAACTTTTAAAGCTGCCTGTGGTATACCTTTGTTTTCTTTTGTAGGTACTAAATAGTTTGCAGTAGGATAGATATCTACTGTCTTTTCATTTGGTAATGGTAAATCTGATAAAGGATTACGTTTTTTATCATACCTAGGTGCATGAGACTGCACAATAGGTGCTACTGGCGGTGGAACTGCTTGAGTAGTAGGAGCTTTATTACCATTAAAATAGCCCCATAGAGCCTGCATTGGAGCATTAAAGTCCATTAACTACATTTCCAACGCTTAAGTGATGCTGCCTTTCTTGTAGGACGACCTTTTTCATCTTTCATAGGGCCTGGCATACCAGACATACGTGCACAGAATGATCTTTTACGTGGACCACCACCTGGTTGTGGAGCTTTTAGGTTAGAACCTGTAGCTGCATTGTATTTTGCACGGCCTTTAGCAGTAAGCCCTGCTCCTTTAGAGACAGGAAGCTTTTCACCACGACCAACAGCAAGACTTACACCCTTTTTTTTAGTAGCCATGTTATTTAAATCCTTTAAGAGTTTGAGCTAAACGAGCACGTTGACCCATTTTACCAGGTTTTTTAGCAGCAGCTGCCAATTTACCTGCAGGAATCTTCTCTCCCTTCTTAACACCCATAGACTTCTTAAGTGCTCCAGGTTTCTTGATTGCTTCTGCAATCCAATTTTTAGATTTAGTTGCCATATTAAGATACTTTCCTATACGTTTTAGTTTTGGCTTTAATACTTTTAGGTTGAGCTACAAACTGTTTGCCTTTAGCTTTACCTTCTCGTTTGGCTTTTGTTGTAGCTGCATATTCTTGTGGAGTTAAAGCTTTAATTGCTTTCTCAGGTAGATATCTTTCACCAGTTACACTGGACTTTTTACCTGACTTAGTTGTCCACTTTTGTTCACCCCAAGCTTTAAGTGAACGTTGTGGCTTAGCTAAGTGACTCATTTATAACCACCACCAGCGGCTTTATACTTCTTAGCTACTAGTTGTGCTTTACGAGCACTCCATTGTCCTGCCTTAGTACCATGTGTTGCAGCTGATTTAACTTGAGATACTATCTTCTTGCGTAAGCTTGGTTTAGTATAGTTATTAGCAGCATTAACCTTTGAAGCCATGACTTAGCATTTACCCTTTTTCATTGGCATCTTTTTCATTGGTTTCTTCATTGGTGCTTTTTTCATTGGTGTTGCCATAAGTTTCCCCTTGGATTTCTGTAGCGTTAGCGAATTTCTCAAATTGCTTAGCGAGTAACTTTAGTCTGTCATCTACAGCAACCTGAGTTGTGATACTTGTTGGCTCGCCTCTAATAAGCTGACGACGAGTTACAAGATTGTTAAATAGATTTGATAATACTTTTGTGTCTACTGGTTTTCTTACCAGTTTAGATTTCCTGACGTCCCAGAGATAGTCCCCGTTGTCCAGTCTATCGACCAAATGATCAAGAGAACGATCAAGTACACCAGATATTCTTGAAGCGAGTTTTTCATTTTGTTCAATAAAGACTTTCTTTTGAATCTCAGACCACCAAGGTTCGTCCTTCCACTGACGTAAGAACTTAGGATCTATGCCAGTTAACTCACTGACTTGGTCTACATCACCATAGACACAGTACAACGCACAAGCATCCGTTTTCTGTTCTAGGTTAAAATAACTAGGGTTATTAAATTTAAAACCAGGACCACGCTTCTTAGATAGGATGATCTCTTTGTCATCTAGCTTGTAACCAGACAGCTTGTCTGGATTAGTATCTTCAGGTAATTCTTCTCGGATCATAGATAAATTCTCACTCACTTGGTAATAGTATACCATAACTCAAAGCAAATGTCAAGTACTAACAGGCCTTGTTCGTAAATATTTTATATTTTTCTTGACAGGAATATACATTTGTGTTAAAATCTATTAATTAATAATTATTAATTATTATAATTATATTTATTTATATATAATAATATAATAATATTAATAGTTATAGTTATTAATAATAGTAATTAATAATTAATAATAATAGGGTACCCAGTAATCGAGACTGAGGACGTAAGTCCGAAGTCTATTAATCCGCACTTAGTTAAGACGAGGACCGTAATCAATGAGAGCCTCCGTTAGGAGTGTCCGTTCCTGTGATCTACTAGGCTTAATTGTAAAATTTATATAAAATCTAGTTTAGTGCCCCCATACATAATACTTATTACATAAATTTCCCCCCTGGTCTACAGTCCTAGCACTAGACCATCCCACCTACCTAGCCTACCTAGTCCCCCTGTATTAATCATCATACATTGTTAATCAATACAATCATTGTATAACATATACACCATCCATAGTATTAAACATCCATGTGTAATACCATGCTTCCTGCTAGATTACTAGTGTGTATATCACCAATCATATCTATCAATAACTTACACCATACTAATCATACCTCTATTCCTTCCATAAACATACCTTAAACTCATTATCTTTATCTTCTAATGGTAATATATCACCAAGTAATTCTGGGCGTTTTACGAGCTTTCGTAAACCGAGCCCAAGGTCTCGGCCCTTCGGGCTTCAATCTCGAACGCAAACGCTCGATAATAACTAATCAATATAATAATTGTTTCAATGTAATTAATTTTTGAAAGGAATAAAATGAATAATTATTACATCTTCAAAGCAATATTACAACTTCATCAATTCAGTCATTGTAAAATAAAAGAAAGAAAAAGAATATATGTCTAATCTAACTTATATCATCTTGCAATCTATTGTATTAATTGTTTATGGTTCTTATGTATTAAACAAATACAATAAGAGAAAAGCATTAAAAGCTTTAATAAAACCTATTCAAATCGTCAGTCATTCACCAATAGTTGTATCTATTGATAATGCTAAACAACAATAGATTAACTACTATCACTAGACTGACAACCATGATTTGAATGTTTGTCTTTAATAAATGGTGATAGGTAAATGTTTCTAAATTGTATCAAAATGTAATACTTTGTAAAAGTTCTTTGTAGTTTTTAGATATTTGATATAATACTTCACAAGCACAAGGGAAACCGAAATGCTTATTTTTTAATCACTTGTAAAGGAAATCAAAATGAGTAATCAATCAGAGTTAATTTCAGCAGTTGCACACACTTTCACATACATGGACATTGAGAAAATGTCAGAAGGTATCGGCTTACTTTTTGAAAGCCTACCAGCAGACAATCTTTCACAATGGTCAAAGGAAAATGGTCAGTTCCAATACACAAGCCAAGCATTATGCTTTAATGCACTTGCAAATGGTTTAGATTATGCCGTTAAAAATCAGCACAAACTCGCAGGAAAAACGGCAGACGATTTAAACCAACACAACAAAAGCAACAACGGAACAGAGTTCTGGAATGTCAGAGCAGAAAGCCTTTTAGAAAGACTAGCAGTCATTGAGCATAACCTAGACGCACTAGAACAAGTATTTCATGCAGTCAAAGAAAAATACGAACAAGCAACAGGCGACGCTTGGAGACCTTATACACCACCAAGCAAAACAGCAACCGAAACAGCGACAGCTTCTGAAGTTGCATCAGTTCTTGCTAAATATAAACTAGCTTAATAGTTTATTTTGAAAAATAGCCCTAGAAATAGGGCTTTTTTTTGTGCATCATTTTGGTGCATAAGCCTATTTTCAAAAAACCCTCGCCTTCGGCTCGGGATTAATGTCTCGCCAAGCGAGACCAATCTTTATAAAGCCTACTCTTATGCCAATTATAGTTAGGAACTTACCAAAATCCCGTAGCAATGTGCAAGCGAATGTATCGCTTGCCTATAATAAAAATCAAAATCAAATAAGATGCAAACAAATGTATTGTTTGCTTTTATTTATAATGCTCTTCATAGTATATTATATACTAAATTTGTAAGACCTACCCCATACTACTATCATCATATGGGAGCGATCTTTATTTCAATTTCAATTTCAGGAGATTCAAATGCATGACTTAAATATTTATAATGTGCAAACATTACAAGAATTATATGCTGTATCATTTTGGAAAGCATATAAAGTATGGCCACATGCCAATAGTAAACTAAAATCCAAAGCAGAATTAGTTAATGCAATCAATCTGTTAGACAATAAACTTCAAGGAGAATAATATGGAACAATTAAATATTGATTATGACTCGCCTGACGAGTTAGATGCTCGTATTGATCAGGAAGAAGCTCACTTCTATTTTACTATAGAAGGTTTCCAAGATAGTATTCGTAAGTATGGTTGTGCTTTTGTATTAAGTAAATTAGATTCAGATATCAAACTTCAAATCAAGGAGAAAATAAATGTGTAACTGCGAAGAAGATTTAAAATGTGTTCCTAAATTCAAACCAACTTTACAATTGTATGACAAAATAGTTATGGGCCTTGTGCTTACAACTATGGTAATCTGTGTAGGTGTATTAGTATATGGGATCTTTGAACCTATGTATCTAATGTGTTAGCTTCATCCCTAGATTGCAGACAGCTGCCACGCAGCCGCTGACAATCATAGGTCTTCAGTAATCAACTTAAGGAGTCAGTTATGAAACCATATAGTTTTAATGATTTCCAAAAAGTATTCAATATGTTTAGATGGCAACATCCAGACATACGACAAACTTATTGGACTAAGGAAGATAATAGTTGGGACTATCAAGAACAAAGAACTGTTCGTAGTACCTTTACTTTATCTACCATTTGGTATAAAGATGTTCGTGTATTACAATTCTATACTAATGATCCAACCAACAAATCAAGAGCACTCACTGTATATAATATGTATCGTGATGCTTGTGTAGAAACAGGACTTCTAACTCATGCAAGTTATCGAGCTAATGCTTCAACAATCATTGATGCATTATATTATCTTGTTAATCCAATGCAATTCCATAATAAAAATGGAACTCTAAAAAAAGGATTCTGGGGTGCATTAAAAAGACGACTTCGTTCTCAAAGTCTTAGACCTTCATGGGTTACACAACATATGCTTGACAAAGCAATAGAAATAGGACATCTTGCAGAATCATTAGATACCCCAATAACTCTTGAAGATATATTTGCAGTTAGAGATATACCTGAATGGTCTTATTACAAAGACTTCTTAACAGAAGAATATCATGTAGATGGTTCTCAAAAGCGTGTTAGACTAGGCTCTACAGAATGGCAACACATACATAGATCAACTGATCCAATAGACTATGGTTATCTATTCAATGACCGCTATGATATATGGCTTAAACCTGAACAATTCTTTCATGATGGTCATGTATACAATCGTAATGAAGTAGACATTGAGACATGTACTAATTGTGGTAATGAAACTGTTACCGAACTTATGATTGACAAAGTATGTCATCACTGTCTTGATGCATCATTCAAGATTCATAATTATTCTACTCGTGTAGAGCAGATGATTAAATTCAAAGCTACTCGTGTTAGACCTAATACTGTGTATCTAGGTTGTGAGTTAGAATACGAAACAAACAATCGTAATCGTGCACAGCTAGGTGTTGGTAAGCTAATGCATGGTCATGCTCTTATGAAATCTGATGGTTCTATTCGTAATGGTTTTGAGATTGTTACATGTCCAGCTACATTGGATATACATCTTGACATCTTTAAGAAATTCTACGATAATATACCACCTGATCTTAAGATAGCAAACAATGTAGGTATGCATGTGCATATCAGTCGCAAACCCTTGTCACAGTTGACAATTGGTAAGCTGATTGAATTCTTAAATCGTTTAGATAATAAAGCATTCATTCATCACATTGCAGGTCGTATAGATAATCAGTATGCTCGTATGGAAAGTGATCGCACTATTACATTCTTAAGAAAACATAGAAGTGGTGGTAACAGATACAATGCACTCAATCTTAACAATGAGAAAACAATTGAAGTCAGGTTGTTTGCAACACCTATGAACTACAAAGAATTTGCTAGTCGCTTACAGTTTGTTCAAGCATTAGTAGACTATTGTAGTCCAGCTCAATCCAATGAATCACTTAAGAAACAGACTCACTATGAGTCATTCATGTATTGGTTATCTAGTAGAAAGCGTATGTTCCCAGAACTTAGTTATCATTTAAAGGAGTATGTATAATGTGTATTGCAATTTATAAACCTGAAGATAAAATCTTATCTCAAGCAACACTTAAAGAATGTTATGATGCCAACCCAGATGGTGCTGGTTTCATGTATGCTCAAAATAAAAAGCTTCATATAGAAAAAGGTTTCTTTAGCTATGATTCTTTTTACAAAGCATACAAAGAACATGAACACAAACAAGCAGTCATTCACTTTAGGATCAAGACTCATGGTAAAATTGATACAACAAATTGTCATCCCTTTGCAGTTAACAATGCAATTGGCTTTGTCCATAATGGCATTATCAATGGCTTCGGTGATACTAATCACAGCGATACCATTGGATTTAATAATGCAATCTTGCAACCGCTTGTACACAAGTGGGGTAACTTGGCTCTCTTCCAAGATCCAATCATAGACCTTATCGAAGGTCGCATTGGATATAGTAAACTTGTATTCCTTGACAGACATGGGAATCACAAAATTATGAATGAAGGTAAGGGTGTATGGGATGATGGTGTATGGTATTCTAACAACAGTTACAAACCATATGTAGCACCAGTAACAACATCACTATGGCCAAATGAAGAGTATAGCTATGGTAATTGGCGTAAACCAGTGGCTACATACAAAGCTAAAGTAAAACTACAAACAACAACACCTAACTTAATTGCAGTAGGAACAATGGTAGAATTACTAGAAGATGTAGCAGATCCAGCTACTCTTAAAGTATATGAAACAGGAGAACTATGTGAAGTCGTAGCAGTCAACCAAGACTTTACATGTGATCTCATGTATGAAGATTACAAAGGTAACTCTTCTTTTATCTATAATGTTCCATTCCACTCACTGTCATTTGTTGATGATCATGAGTATGAAGATGACTCAATAGACCCAGTAGGTGTACCAGCCTATCATAATTATGCATCACCATCTTTATTAAAAGGGAGTAAATAATGTGTAGACCTAAGCTTAGATATAACAAAACATGGTTAGCTGCGGCTAGAGTTAAGGCAGTTATCAGTAGCAATAAGCATGAATCAATTAAAATTATTAATCTATCCATGCATAAACTTTCTGATGAAACAAGAGCTAACATCCTTCGTGATATTAAATCACTTAACAGAGGCTTGTATGAGTCTTAAAATATTCCCATATAAATCTGGTAGCGTATCAGCTAAACGATTAACCCGTACACTTGGTGTGCTACGGGTATCGTCAACATACAATGCTCGTCGTAATGATGTCATTGTTAATTGGGGTAGCTCTACACCACCACACTTTAGGTGGATGGAACAGGACTTAAACAATCCCTACTCTATTGCCTTGGCTAGTAACAAACTAAAAACATTTGTTGAACTAGAATGTAAAGGCTTTGATCATATACCTCAGTACACTGAATCAAAAGATATAGCCAAACATCTAATTGATATGGGTGATACAATCTATTGTCGCACAACTCTTATGGGCCATAGTGGTCGTGGCATAGTTATTGCTAGTAACTCTACTGACTTAGTCAATGCACCATTGTATACTGTCAAGACTAAACATAAACATGAGTATCGTGTTCATGTATTTAAAGACAAAGTACTTGATGTTCAAATGAAACGTAAACGTAATGGATCCCTTGGGGGATCCGGCATTAGGAACCATAGTAACGGATGGGTGTATGCAAGGGCAGAAATACTACCGCCCGAAGAACTACTATCATCATCTATAGAAGCCGTCAAATTATTAGGGCTAGATTTTGGTGCTGTTGACATAGGTCATAGACTTATCGACAATAAATTCTTTGTCTTCGAAGTTAATACTGCACCAGGATTAGAAGGCACAACGCTTGACAAATATTCAAAAGCCATATACAATTATTATAAGACTATAACTTAAAAAGGGGTATTATAATGCGTTGTCTGGCGTGTAATAAAAATTTAAATGATTTTGAATCTACTCGTAAATCCGCTACAACAGGGGAATATGTTGACTTGTGTAATCATTGTTTCCATAATGTAGAACAAGACATAGAATCTGTAGTGCGTGAAGACTTACGAGATGAAGAATCTTATGAAGATGATAATGAACTTGATGACTTAGAAGGAGACTTGTTAGATGTCCAATAGAAATGATATTACAGGTAATAGACTTATTAATAAAAGATTATCTAAAGAAGGTGAAGATAATTGGGATAAAATATTTAAAAAGAAAGAACAATTACCTGAATATGAACTTGATAAATCTACGGGTGAAGTTGTCAAAGTAGATTCTAAAAAACTAACTGATGCTTATAATGGACACTAATGGCCTTTATTCAACATACTAATTGCCCCAAATGTGGGAGTCGAGATAATCTAGCAGAATATTCTGATGGTTTCTATTGCTTTGGATGTAGTTATAGAAAGAAAAAGAATGATCTTAATTCTGTGCGAAGTAGATTGCAGAGTGGAGTAAGCGGAACGATGCCATCTAATGAGCTTGACATCTCTACTACTAATGATATACCAATAAAACCAATGCAATGGTTGCTTCAATATGGTATTACGCAACAAGATGTTGATACATACAAACTTGGATGGAATTCTGACAATCATATGTTAGTACTTGTCAATACCCCTCAGTATTACCAAGCTAGAAATTTTAATAAATATGGGCCAAAGTATATAGCTAAAGGTAAAAAACCGTTGCTATTCTATGGGTTAGGTGATATACTTATATGTGTAGAAGATGTAATTTCTGCTATTAAAATAGCTAAATCTAATAAAGATGTTACAGTAACTCCTCTACTAGGTTCAATTATATCTCTAGAACTCACAGAAACCATCCTTAAACGCTTTAAAAAGATTTACCTATGGTTGGATAGGGATAAAGCAGTTGAAGCTGTTAAACAGGCTAGAAATATTAAACAAAAAGGTATTGACTCGGATGTAATAATTACACCCAACGATCCTAAAGAATATTCTACAGGAGAAATCAATCAATGGTTGAGAAACAAATAATTAAATTGTTTTGTGAAGATAAAATTATCTTTACAAAATATTACAAGTATGTTAACATAAATTATATTAAGATTAATTATAATGAATTATATAAATTATTTAATATGATAGATTTATATTATGAAAAATATATTAATAATAATAATATTAATATTAATGAATTAGATATATTTTATAATAGTAATTACTTACTAAAAGATAATGAAAGAAAAGATTTAGAACTGCTGTTAAAAGATGTCTATGAACAAGACATCACTAACATGGAAGCAATCATAGGACTGTTAGAAGAACACAGAAGACGTTCCCTGGCAGGACAAGTTGCACTCATGGCTCTAGATGTAGAAGCAGGTAAAAAATCTACAGCAGAGCTGCTAGAATTATTTAATAACTTTGAACATCAAGAGGTGGAAGCAGATGAAATTACTCCGGTTGACATGGATTTGGATAACCTTTACGACACTCAAATCGCTACACCTGGTTTGCGTTGGAGGGTTAATTGGCTTAATAAAAGTCTTGGATCTTTGCGTAAAGGTGACTTTGGGTTTATCTTCGCTCGTCCCGAGACGGGTAAGACTACCTTTCTTGCGAGTGAAATTACGCATATGGTCAGCCAGACTGACGGTGATATACTGTGGTTTAATAATGAAGAACAGGGAACTAAGGTTGGCATCAGAGTCTATCAAGCTACACTGGGTCTTACTACGCAAGCATTATTTGCAGACAAGCCAACCAATAAAGCACGATATAGAGCTATAACAAATAACCGTATTAAGATTCTAGACTTTGAAGATTCAAGTAGTAAGAATAGAATTGAATCAGTACTTAAACAATATAACCCAGCTCTTATTATCTTTGACCAGATAGATAAGATTCGTGGATTCAAAGGAGATCGTAATGACTTGGAACTCAAACAAATCTATCAATGGGCAAGAGAAATATCTAAAACATACGCACCCGTTATTGCTGTATCCCAAGCAAGTGGTGAAGCCGAAGGTAAACTCTTTCTTACGATGGATATGGTCGATGGTTCGAAGACGGCCAAGCAAGGTGAAGCTGACTGGATCTTGGGAATAGGTAAAGAACAAGATAACACTAGTAGGTCTAGGTACTTTAACATTACTAAGAATAAACTTATTGGTGACAAAGATACATTACCTGACTTACGACATGGATCTACCCAAGTATTAATTAAACCTGAAATTGCTAGATATGAGGACATTTAAATGGATAATGAATTTGATAAAGTATTAAAAGCTAGACCTGATTTGACAAGAGCTGACTTGTATGACATAATAGATATTATGGATATCAATGACACACTGTTAGACTCTGCTAACAAATACTACCCACTCAATAAAGGAACTGGCGATTGTGCGGCTTAATCTTAGATGTTGAAACAACCATTAGCAACAAGGGAAATCCTTTTGATGAAACTAATAAACTTTGTTATGTGGGGCTTCTTGACACTAGCCACAGTCTATTTAGTATTGAATACGATGACCAACCCTATAAGAAACATCTTGAAGAGATACAATCTAGAATCAATGATGCCGAGGTATTGGTTGGCTTTAATATTAAGTTTGATTTGCATTGGCTTCGCAAGTATGGAATTAACTTTGTGGGTAAGCGTGTTTGGGATTGTCAGCTGGTACATTTTATACTTACGGGACAACAGTATACCTACCCAAGTCTTAATAGTGTCTCTGCTTACTATGATTTGGGTAGTAAACTTGATGTTGTTGCTACAGAGTATTGGGGCAACAAAATAGATACACCAAACATACCTAAGGATATTCTAGAAGAATACTTGATAGGTGATTTGCAGTTAACGCAAAAGGTATATGAGAAGCAGATGGAAGAATTTGCGTCATGCACAAAACCTATGCAACGATTGATAAGCTTACACAATCAAGACTTGATAGTTTTACAAGAGATGGAGTACAATGGAATTATATTTGACGAAACAAAAAGCACTAAGCTTGGTAAAGAATTACAAACTCAGATTACTTTACTTAACGAAAGGTTGTATGAATATCATAATCTTGTGGAGTTTAACCCTAGTAGCAACGAGCATCTATCTGTTCTTCTGTATGGTGGCACAATTAAAGTTAAACGTAGAGAAGTTATTGGCCTGTTTAAAACGGGAGATCGCAAAGGACAGGCAAAAGAAAGATGGGTTGAACACGAAATAAAGTTTGATAGACTAGTTACGCCCTTAAAAGGATCTGAACTAACTAAAGAAGGATACTTCTCAACTGATGAGGCAACTCTCAAAAGTTTAAGAGGAACTAAGTATGCAAAAGAATTGGTAGAACTTATACTAACCAGGGCAACACTAGAGAAACGACTAACAACTTACTATACAGGACTGGTTGATCTTAGAACTAGTATGAACTGGAAAACAGATGTATTGCATGGACAACTAAATCAATGTGTAGCAAAAACAGGTAGACTGTCATCTAGTAAACCTAACTTGCAGAACTTTGATGGAGAAATTAAACAACTATTTGGGAGTAGGTATGCTGTTACAAGCTGATGCTAAAGCACTAGAATGGGTTTGTGCTACCTACTTATCACAAGATAAAACAGCTATACAGGAGATACTAAATGGAACTGATCAACACACAGATAATCAACTTCGTTTTGGG